CGCAGCGATCTGCAACCGGTGATCCCGATCCAGAACGCGGTCGACAAGCTCTGCACCGACATGCTGGTCGCCTCCGAGTACGCCGCCTTCCGGCAGCGATGGGCGACAGGTGTTGAGGTGCCGACCGATCCGACGACCGGCCGCCCGGACTCGCGCTACCTCACCGACGCCTCGCGGCTGTGGACGGTGCCCAACGACGAGGCGAGGTTCGGGTCGATCGACGTGACCGATCTCGGCAACTACGTGAAGGCGGTCGAGATGTTCGTGCAGCACCTGGCCGCACAAACCAGGACTCCGCCGCACTACCTCACCGCCGGGCTCGGACAGTGGCCCTCGGGCGACTCGCTGAAGGCCTCCGAGGTCGGCCTGGTCGCGAAGGTGAAGCGCAAGCAACTTGTCCTCGGCGACACCTGGGAGAGCGCGATGCGGCTCGCGTTCAAGGTGCAGGGCGACCTCGAGCGCGCCAGTGACCTCGGCGCCGAGACGATCTGGGCCGACCCCGAGTACCGCAGCGAGGGCGAGCGCGTCGACGCGCTGGTGAAGATGCGCACGCTCGGCGTGCCGCTGGAGGCGCTCTGGCAGCGCTGGGGCGTTTCGCCGCAAGAGATCAAGCGTTGGCGCGACATGCTCGAGAAGGACGTTGCGCTGCTCGGTGCGGCCGCGGTGCCCGTGGCGACGATGACCGGCATGAACGCGCCGGTCACGGCGCCGCCGCCGGCTAGCTGAGAACGAGCCTGAAGGGCCGCCTGGGGCGTGATGCCAGGGCGGCGAATCCGACCGAGGAGGGCGTGATGCCCGACGAGGCCAAGGGAGGCGTGACGCCTCCCGACCCGCAGTCCACGGGAGGCGTGACGCCGACCGGGACAACCCCCAGCGGCGACGACGGGAAGGGCGTGACGCCACCCGCCGACGACGCGACCCGGACGCAGGGCCGTGAGGGCGAGCGTCCGGGAGAGGAGGACGATCTCGCCCGCGCAACCCGGGCGCTCGACTCCGAACGGACAGCACGACGCGACGCCGAGCGGCAGCTCCGCGAGCTCCAAGACGCGGGACGCTCCGATCTCGAGAAGGCGATCGCGCGCGCCGACCGGGCAGAGTCCGAGCGCGACGATGCCAACCGCAAGGTGGAGCGGATGGAGTGGGAAGCGCTCGCACGCCAGGTCGCCGGCGAGGCCGGGATCCCGACACTCTGGGACAGGCTTCGCGGCGACGACCTGCGCGCGCTCCGCGCTGATGCCACCCGGCTCCGCCAGGAGGTCGGCCTCGAAGACGGAGCGCTCGACGGCGGCGTTCGCGGCACAGGAACCCGCGACCGGCAGCCGACGATGGACGAGATCATCCGATTCAAGGGGGGCAGGCGGTGACCCGACGTCACGCAGCCTGAAAGGAGACGCCAGCGATGGCTGGTACCTACAACGACCAGATCTCTCGGCAAGACGCAGCCGAGCTGATCCCCACACAGGAAGCCGCGTCGATCCTCAAGCTCGTGCAGGACTACTCGGGCGCGACCCGCCTCTTCCGGCAGGTCCGCATGTCGACGAAGACGTACCGGCAGCCGGTGCTAGCATCGCTGCCGGTCGCCTACTGGGTGAGCGGCGACACTGGGCTCAAGCAGACGACCACGATGTCGTGGGACGGCATCGATCTGATCGCCGAGGAGCTCGCGACGATCCTGCCGATCCCGGAGGCGGTGCTCGACGACGCCGGCTACCCGATCTGGGACGAGGCGGGGCCGCTGCTCGCCCAGGCGATCGCCAAGAAGCTCGACCAGGCGATCTTCCCCGGCCTCGACAAGCCGAACACCTGGCCGGAGGCGATCATCCCCGGAGCGGTCGCCGCCGACAATGCCGTCCAGGTCGGTTCGACGCCGGACGAGGGTGGCATCGCCAACGACATCGACCTCACCTTCCAGGCGGTCGAGGACGACGGCTACGACGTCAACGGCATCGTCGGCAAGCGAGCCGTGCGCGGCCTGCTGCGGCGAGCCCGCGACACGACCGGCCAGAAACTGCTCGACGTCACCGCGAACTCGATCGAGGGGATCCAGCTCGCGGTCGTGCCCAACGACGCACTCGACGCGGCCACGCTCCTCGTCGTCGGCGACTACTCGATGGGCCTGCTCGGCGTCCGCCAGGACCTGACCTGGAAGATGCTCGACCAGTCGGTGATCTCTGACGACGCCGGCAAGGTGATCCTGAACCTGGCCCAGCAGGACGCCGTCGCGTTGCGCGTCGTGGCCCGTTACGGGTTCGCGGTCGCGAACCCGGTGATCGACGAGACCGTCACGGATCCGTACCCGTTCGCGGTGCTGCAGGGCGTGGCCACGCTCGCAGCGACGGCGAAGACCTCGACGAAGACGAGCTCGTCCAGCTGAGATGAGCGTGCCGACCGAAGACACCGTCCGGCCGAGCGTCGCCGAGGTGGCGCGGCTGATCCGTGCCCGCACCAAGGACAGCGACGGCGTCGAGGTCGGCACGTTCAACGAGGACACCAGGCCGACCGCCGAGCAGGTGAGCGGGCACATCGACTCGGCGGTCGCGCTGGTGATGGTGCGCTTCCAGACGCTCCCCGACGACTACACCGACGCGGCCCGGGCGCTGGTCGCGTACAGGGCGGCGCTGCAGATCGAGAAGTCGTACTTTCCCGAGCAGGTCCGCTCCGACCGCTCCGCCTACGACCAGCTCCGGCAGGAGTACCTCGACGACCTGGCCGCGCTCGAGCAGGCGCTCTCCGAGCAGGGCGTCGACCCCGGCCCGACCGGCGATTCGAAGGTGATGCAGTCGGTCTGGACGCCCACCTATCTGCGGATCGAAGGGGAGCCTGGCTGGTGGGGGCCGTGGGGGTCGATCGGCTCTGACGGGCCGTGGCCGGAGCCGGAGAACCCCGAGAACTGGGCGCAGCCGCTGCAGCCGCCACGGCAACCACCCCAGCCGGAGGACCTGCCGGTCGGCGAGCTGCCCGCACGGCACACCGGAGAACTGCCGTGAGCGGGCCGAGCTTCGAGATCAAGCAGCACGGCACCGCCAAGGCCGTCAGCGACCTCGCCAAACTCGGCGAGCGCGGCTCCGACATCCGCCGCGTCTCCGAGAAGGTCCGCAGCGTGTACCGCAAGGCCGAAGAGCGCACCTTCGACCAGTCGGGGCCAGGCTGGCCGCCGCTCGCCGACACGACCCGCGACCGCAAGCTCCGCGAGGGCCTCGACCCGCGGCCGCTGCGCGCAACCGGCGCGCTCTACCGGGCGCTCACCGCCGCTCGCGCCGCCGGCCAGATCGACATCCGCGAACCCACCGAGTTCCGCTTCGGCACGACGCTCCCCTACGCGCGCTTCCACGACAGCGGCGAAGGCGTCCCGCAGCGCAAGCCGATCCAGCTGACCGTCGCCGAGCGCCGACAGATCGAGCAGCTGATCAGCGCCTTCATCGCCCGCGAGCAGACATGACCGTCACCCTCACCGACACGATCTTCGGGCCGATCCTCGGCGTCGGCGACCTCGAGGACTGGGCGGTCGCGCTCTGCCGCAAGTGGTTCTCGACCTACCTCGCCGAGACCGAGCGCCAGCACGGCATCGAGGCAGGGACGCTGCAGCGGATCCGCGGCTGGGCGCTCGGCCCGAGCTTCGACAAGTGGCCCGAAGACCAGGTGCCCGGCCTGCTGATCGTCTCCCCGGGCGCGCTCGAGCGGCCGCGCCATGACGGCGCCGGCCTCTACCGGGTCCGCTGGCAGCTCGACGTCGGCGTGCTCTGCTCGGCACGCACCCAGCGGCTCTCCCGCCAGCAAGCGACCCTCTACGGGGCCGCCGTCCGCGATCTATTCCTGCAACGACCCTCGCTCGAGGGTCACACCGCCGGCCTCGACTGGCTCGGCGACAGCTACGACGACCTCGACTACGACGACACCCGCTCGCTCGCCAGCGCGCGCAACCGGTTCGCTGTCGAGGTCGCCGGCGTCGGCCAGACCGGCGCAGGCCCCGTCACCCCCGACGACCCGCTCGACCCCGACACCGACCCGTGGCCGCTCTGGCCGATCGCCGAGACCGTCACAGTCGAGATCGACGGGACGACCGTCACGAAACCCGAGCCGCCGCAGCTCGCACCGCCGCCCGTGCTCGTGCAACTGATCCCCGACAGCGCCGGCGACTGGAACGTCGAGCTGCACGCGATCGGTTCCGGCTTCACCGCCGAGTCGGTCATCGTCGGCGGCGGCATCGCGGCCGCGACGACGTTCATCTCGTCGACGGAGCTCAGCTGCGTTGTCCCCGGCGTGGTCGCCGCCGGCGTCTACGACGTGGTCGTCCGCACCGGAACGCAAGAGTCGGCGCCGCTGCAGTTCACGGCGCTCTAGCCCGCAACTCCGAAGGAGGCCGTATGCCCCGCCCCGGCTGGGACGTTGTCTCGCGGGACGCGCCGGTCCCGCCGTCCATCCCCACCTACACCGGCGTCGCGTTCTTCGTCGGTGCCAGCGAGACCGGGCCGGAGGTGCCCGTGCTCGTCCGCTCGCTGAAGAGCTACAGCGACACCTTCGGCGCCCGCTCCGGCGGAGCCGACCTCTACGACGCCGTCGACGCCTTCTTCCGTGAGGGCGGCGGCATGCTCTACGTCTCGGCGCTGCCGACGACGCCGACCACGCTGGGCGTGCCCGCACCCGACGGCGCGATCGTGCAGCTCCCCGGCGCAGAGGCTGTCCAGGTCGCGAAGACCGCGAACACCTCGCTCGGCCGCGACGAGCTGAACGAGCTCGCCGCCCAGGCCGGCGTCAGCGACCCGGAGTCGCTGCCGAACAAGGAGGCCGTTGTGCAGGCGATCCAGGCGGCCGCCGAGGCCGCGCTCGGCGACCCGCCGCAGGCGCGCGCAGCCCCGACCCCGGCCGACCTCGAGGCCGCGCTCGACCGCTTCGACCCGGCGCTCGGCCCCGGCCAGGTGTCGATCCCCGGCCAGGCCGACACGACCAACGCCGCCGCGCTGCTCGCGCACGCACAGCGGTGCAACCGGGTCGCGCTCCTCGACGCGCCCGCCGGCTCAGACGTCGCCGCGCTGGAGGCCTACGCCGCCGATGTGCGCCTGCTGGACGGAGCCCGCTACGGCGCGCTCTTCGCCCCCAGGGCGATCATCCCCGGCGTCGCCGCCGGCACGACCCGCTTCGCCGGCTGGTCAACGATCGCCGCCGGGATCATCGCCCGAAACGACGCGCTCGGGCTCAACCCGAACGTGCCCGCCGCCGGCCCGAACGGCCAGTCCGTCTACGCGCTCGCGCTCGAGGACCGCTTCCAGGCCGCCGACTACGAGGC